ATAGCCTTTTCAACCTGCGGTTGTTCATCCTGCCCTATTGGGTCGCCCTTCTTGATAAAGAAGGTTGTGCGTTTTACATAGCTACCATCATCGGCATATGTATTCGTTGAAACCTGGCTTGCTTTAACGGTGGGGTCGAATGTTGGAGAACCTACGGCCTGAGTTTCCCCCGTAGCCTTCCCATCAATGTATTTTTCCCTGATTGCTTGATAAGGATTGTAACCACGTTTCTCCTTATCGGCTTGGGATAAATCCACCCAGGTCTCATTAGGCTGATCCTTTGATTTCTCCATCGCCATCTGCACACCAAGCTGATTGGCCTGGTCTTGAGTGGATGGGTCGTTCATAAGACTTTGGAGTAAAGCGGCTTCCGGTGGAAGAGACTGAGGTTGTGTCTGCTGGCCGTTTATGGGATTAACGCTCAAGCCATTTCCAGCAGCGATATTTCCAGTATCCGTGTTAGGGTCTCCAGTGATTGGGGCTTGCTGTTGTGGATAGAGAGCCTGCATTACTGCATGGGTCAATGCATCTCTATGTTGCTGTTGGTATTTTGTGGTCTGGTCGCCATATTGTTTATGGAGATAAGCGCCGGTAAGGGCTTGTACTAATTTACCAATCCCCTGTAAGGGAGTGACTATAGGTTGGGAATTGTCCATTCCCTGAGCCATCAAAGCCTGGGCTAACTGGTCTGAGTATGGATTAGGGGGAGGGGCTAGCTGAATACCGGCCATTAGTGCAACATCCCGTAGAATACTCGGTCGTAACCATCGGGGCCGGTAAATACAGCATCCGGTTGTCTCTGTCTGACTTCATCAGCCATCGGACCTATGCGGAATGTAGATTCACCTTTATAGCGGAAGCTATAGAGAGGTATTCCATCGTCAGTCTCACCGATGCGAGTTATGTCAGTCTTTAAACGTCGGTCACTTTTGCTTGGGTCACTTTTGCTTGGAGCGCCTATATAAGCTGCACCTAAAGAACCAAGAAGCCCTGTGATACCCTGCATATTGCCTGAATAGGCTTGCATGAGGGCGTTGTAATTATTCTGTGCGCCGCTTTGTGCGAGGCTAGCAGACCCGGTTACATCTATACCTGATGGGGAGAAGAAACTATTTAATCCAGGCGTGAATTGTCCATAAGCCTGTCCCATTCCAGTCAAGTAACTCTGATTAGCCTGTTGCTGTTGCTGTCTGGCCTGATTCTGCGCCTGTGTATAGGCAAGACCCTGGGAGATTGCATCCTGAGCGGTCTGGGTAAGAAGATTGTTACGGTTTGAATTGAACTGGTCGCTTAGAGAACCATAAAGCTGTGACCCTGCCGGAAGACCTCTATCAGCAAGATTCTGTGTGAATTGGTCCTGGGCTTGGGTTAACTGAGGATTTAATAGTTTCATGGCATTGGCGAAATAATTGTTGGCAATCCCCCTATTGAATCCAGTCTGTAATTTAGCGGGCTGGAAATTTGACGCGCCCTGCATGTTCTTAAAGAACGAATTTGCTATGCTCTGGTATTGTGGAGATAAATTGTAATTAGCTATCTGATTGCCGTTCTTATCTGTCGTATAGGAAAGGCTCCCCCAGGGAGTGTTTTGCCCTATACGGTTTACCTTAGCCTGCTCATCAATCAAGCCTTTATAATCGGGAGGCGTAGGAGGCTGTGGTTTGGCGAATTTTGAATTTGGATTCCCGCCAAAAATATCTCCCGGGTCTCCAATCTGGCCCAATGTCCCAGTAGTCAGTGTGTCAAACAGGCCCATAAAACTTACCTTTCATGTATTCGTCTTTGAGTAGACCATAGAAGAACAGGTCGCCATCCGGTGCGCCTTTACGCATCACACCTTCAAGTTTAAAACCTAGCCCTTCCGCTAATTTCCTACAGCGCCTGTTGCGTTTCTTGATTATCGCCGTCATGCGCTGGCAACCCAGTTGTATGAACGCATACTTAAAACCAGCTTTAAGGTTTAAGCGTGTGCATACAAGTGGACTGTCTGCGGCTATGTTTATGTTCACATTGTGTCCGTCATAACATGAAAAAACCGCCCCACCGGCGGCTCCAGATTCATGCACGAAAGCGAGTGCTTCGTAAGCATCGGGTAATACACCTCCATATTTATCAGCCGTCCATTGGGCGACTTTATCACGCCCGGCTTTATCCAGTTCAACCAGCATCAATAATTACCCATGCCTTGATTCATGGCTTGCAATAGAGCCGGATGGATAGGCATTTGATTTACGGGTGAACCAAAAGCACCACCCATAAAATTAGCCCCTGGGCCCAACTGACCACCGCTAAAAGGCGCAGGTCCGAGTCCATTATAGGAAGGACTAGGAAGAGACTGTTGCATACCAGTCTTCCCGCTTCCATAAGGATTAAAAGTCTGGCGTTTACGATAATCAATCATCTCAGGCATATTTGGTGAGAACATTTAAATAGCTCCTGCTGGAGTTGAATTGAAATCCGTCCTGTGCCAAGTGACAGTCTGGCCAGATACGGAACCTGTTATGCGTATACTCGTCTTATAACCTATCCCAGACGCTCCTAACCATGCTTGCTTTAGCTGTATCTCGGGAGACCAGTCTGTTGTATCCCAGGCAGAAGAATCCCATGCGGCACCTACAGAAGCCTGTGAACTGGTCTGGGAAACATTAACCGCATCGTAGTCATACGCAATACCTGAATTGAAAGTAAGAGTTCCTAAAGAAGAAAATACTGGTCTGAAGGATGTGACTTGTTTCCTTCCATAATATCCGGCATCGTTCCATGCCTGTTGCACATCGAAGGATATTGGAGTTCCATTATCATCCATACCCGTTTCAGCTTCATATACAGACCCATCGCCAGCGCCAAAATACAATTTCCCGTTATAGACTCCCCAACAACGAGCATTGATACCATCGTATAGAGTCCACGCTCCCGTCAAGGTATTTAAAACATGCTGGTTAAAGTCTATGGTCGTGATAGGAACATTGCCTATCAACAAGCCGCCTTCAGGCCAGTAGATTAACTGCCAGCCATTATTAGCTGAATAGTTTTGCGCGTCGGTCTGCAATTTCCCTGAAACCTTACTGGGATTCTTATATACGCCTGAAAGGACTTGAGAAAACAATACATAATCCACTGTCGTCTGGATGAGGATGTCTCCCCCATACTTTATGATGCTTCTCACTCCCATCGGAGGAGGGATTCTGTAGATACCTACTTCGGTAAACGTACTAGCGGGGTCGCCTGAATAGACGATTACATCTCCCGAAGACATGAAGGTGGCAAGATAATCCGTAGGACCATTACCTCCATCATGAGAGATTGTCTTTATTGAGATAATATTACCGCCGAAATTGGCTACATCTCCAAGCTGGAACTTAGTGTAAGTACCGCCGATAGTTTGGGTGGCTCCATAGAAGAAGTTATTGTCATTGGCCATCCATACATACATTCTATTCCGGTAGACATTACATCCTATGACGCTAGTTGCAGTCATCCCTGAAGCGGAACCTGTCCAAGATGTGAATGCCGAGCCGCCGAAAACTTGTGGGGTATCCTGTCCATTCACCCAAAGCATATTAGACATGAAATTAGCGGTCTGCCAACGTCCTGAAGTCATGGAACCTAGAAGACTTTGAGCAGTACCCGTGGGTGTAGTGGGAGAAGCGGTAAGAGTACCAGTGACTATAAAATTTCCACCAGTCCCAGCATTAGTCCCGAAAGTGATGTAATTACCATTGAGATAAATCATAGGAGCTACGCCAGTTGGTGTAGAACCATCAGTACCTAAACTTACGGGTAGACCATTCGCATCTATGAATTTAGCTCTATTAGAAGAATTGCTTGTGTCTAAGAAAGCATTAGTGAACCATTGCTCACTCATATCTCCATAAAATCTAAAAGTATCCTTACCTACATACATATCACCGCGTGTATAGTCTATTGTGTCATTAGTCGCCGTTACTGTATTTTTATCAGAGACGTTATTTATGTGTAGATTAGTAGTACCAGCAGATAAATCCCATGATGCAAGGACATGTAGCCATTTTGCAGATGCTGCATATGCAACTACAGTTTTCATATCCAGAATTTTGGTATTGGAGCTATTGGATGCCTCAAAATGTATAAGATTAGAAGTGTCTATGTAAATTCTTATGCCCAATGCTGCATTGGGGACCGAACATATAATGCCTCTTCTAGTCCCATCTCCACCGTTTATCCTTATCCATCCTGAATATGTCCCGGTCTTGGCATCGGTAAGACCTGTTACATCAGCACCTCTTTCAAGATAATCATTAGTCCCATCAAATTCTACGGCAGACGTTGTATAAGGAGGAGGCTTTGCTGCATCATAAATATTAGTTGAACTAGCAGCCAGCATTTTTCTATTCGTTCCAGAGAAGTATTCAGCTATCGTCAACACATCCCCAGTACCAACGTTTACAAATCTCTGTGCAGTCCCAGCCCGTACATCCACTCCCGTTGAACCAGGAAGAATATTTACCATGTTTATAGCATCAGTAGGCGGCATCTCCTCGAAAGCGTCTATAGTGTTTATTCCTCCCATCGGGGCCGCGACGGAACTCACCCTTGATTTAGGTTGCTGCGCATAAGAACGCATCTGCGTCTGTTTCTGGATAGCCGCTCTTAAGGCATTGGAATTCATAGAGTGAAGTTAATATCCGGCAGGTTTATGTCAGGACGCTCCGCATCCATATTTGCAGAGAGGATAGGCATACCGCCATCATTCGCTTTGGCTATAGCGACATATCTCTCATAAGAGTTCTTTTCCTCAAGATAGGGGAGGCGCATCGCTGCGAGAAATTGCCATTTAGTCCCCAGTTCAAGTAAATCCTCATCGAGTATGCCGGTATCCGTATCGGCAAGCCACGAGGATTGTCCCGTTCCACCGGCAGATTGACACCAGTTCTTGGAGATATATTCAAATGCCAGAGTATTAGTAGTTGTACCAGGCGTTGGGTCTATGAAAAGACGGTTTACATTCGCTACAGGTTTAACCCTAAATCGTCTCCTAGGACCGGAAGTAGTAACACCCGATTTAAGCTGCTGCCATCTAACGGGT